TTAACAAACCTAAGACACTTCACGGCAAGATGTCAATTATGAAAGAAGGCGGTAATACTATGGCTTCCAAAATGAACCCCGGAATGATGGCAATAATGGCTAAGAAAAAAGATGGCATGCACAAGATGCCTGATGGCAAAATGATGAAAAATTCAGCCATGAAAAAAGGCGGTATGGCCAGCGGTGGTATGCCCATGAAAGACGGTAAACCCGCTTTTATCGGTGACGGTAAAGGCATGAAACACGGCGGCTAAACCAAGAAGATGAACATGGGCGGTATGGGTGGCATGGGCTACTCCAATGGCGGCTCAGCATCTTCTCGTGCTGATGGTATTGCTGTAAAAGGTAAGACTAAAGGCAAAATGCTTAAGAGCGGCGGTAAAGCCTGTTAAGGAGTTAATCATGAGTCCAGCAGAAAAAGCAGCGCGGGAAGAGATGGCCGAGCGCAAGATGAACGCGGCCACTGAAAAAGCTTACTCTGAGTCTTTAACCAGCACGGAAGAAGCGCCTAAAAAGAAAGACCCACGCGACGCTGTTCGTGGGCAAAAAGGTTACGCTAAAGGCGGTTCCGCCTCTAGTCGTGCTGATGGATGTGCTACCAAGGGTAAAACTCGCGGAAAGATGGTGTAACTATGGCAACCGCAAAACCCGCAACTAACGTAGTTAAGTCTTTGAAAAAGGCTGGGTTTTACGGCGCGAGTAAACCTAAACGGTTAGGTATTATTAACAAGGTTACAACTAAACCTCAACGGATAGAGATGGTTGATAAGCTGTTTCTAGCCAAAAAAGTTAAAGGTGGTAAGAAATGATAGCCAGCCGTGGAATGGGCGATATTGACCCTAGCAAGATGCCCAAGGGTAAGAAAAAAGCTCGCCGGGACGACACTGACTTTACCCAGTACAAAGAGGGTGGGAAGGTCAAATCCAAAGTAAATGCTGCCGGTAACTACACCAAGCCTGAGTTGCGTAAACGGATTTTTAATAGCGTCAAAGCTGCGGCAATTGTTGGTACTGGCGCAGGTCAGTGGAGCGCGAGAAAAGCGCAGGTCATGGCTAAACGGTACAAAGCCGCAGGCGGTGGGTATCGTGACTAAGTGGTCTGACAAGCGCAAGAAAGCCATAAACTGTGATAACCCAAAAGGTTTCTCAGAGAAAGCCCACTGCGCTGGAAAAAAGAAAATGGCAGGTGGTGGGTTGGCTAAACCGCAACAGTCTCTCAAAGACTGGGGCAAACAAGATTGGACAACTAAAAGTGGTAAAAAATCTTCTGACACTGGTGAAAGATACCTTCCAAAAGCTGCGATCAAAAGTCTCAGCGCTAGTGAGTACGCTGCGACGACCAAAGCCAAGCGAGCCGGAAAAGCCGCCGGTAAACAATTCGTAGCACAACCCAAAACAATTGCAAAGAAAACGGCAGGATTTAGATAATGGCAATTACCTCCGGATCGTCAAGTTTTAATCTCCAACTCGACGAATTGGTCGAGGAGGCGTTTGAACGCGCCGGTAGTGAGATGCGTACTGGCTATGACCTACGCACTGCCCGCCGTAGTTTAAACATCATGTTTGCAGACTGGGCTAATCGCGGTATCAATATGTGGACAATGGAGCAGGGTGAGATCACTCTTGTTCAAGGCCAAAATACTTACGCCCTGCCAGACAGTACAGTTGATTTAATTGAGCACGTTATCCGTACGCAGCCTAACGCAGTTAATACACAGGCCGACTTAACAATCACACGTATTAGTGTTTCTACGTACGCTACGATCCCCAACAAGATTCAACAAGCCAGACCAATTCAAGTCTGGATTCAGCGGTATAACGGCCAAAACTCTCCTATTTCTGCAACGCTTACAACGACGATTACGTCTACCAGCACATCAGTTGTGTTAAACGATGTGAGGGGTTTGCCAGCAACTGGCTTCATTAAGATTGATGACGAGATTATTAATTACAGCTACATCACCCAGACCGCAAACGCTAACTCTGGCACGCTGTTTAACTGCTCTCGTGGTCAGCAAGAAACTATTGCTGTAGGACATACCGCTGCGGCTACTGTGTACTGGGCGCAGGTTCCGGCTATTACAGTTTGGCCGACTCCTGATGGCTCACAGCAATACACATTTGTTTATTGGCGCTTACGCCGCACGCAGGACGCAGGCGGTGGTGTGAACGTGATGGACGTGCCGTTTAGGTTTATCCCCTGTTTAGCCGCTGGCCTAGCATATTACTTGGCGTTAAAGATTGTTGGTGGCGCTGAGCGTTTGCCGGTACTAAAACAACAGTATGACGAGGCTTGGGAGTTAGCCGCAACAGAAGACCGAGAGAAAGCGGCTATTCGCTTTGTGCCGCGACAACAGTTTATTGGCGGGGGCTCCTGATGAGTAATCGGTTTGCTTCTGGTAAAAACAGTATTGCCATGTGCGATAGGTGTGGCTTCCAGTACAAATTGACAGCGCTTAAAAAAGAAATTCAAAAGACCAAGATTTATAATTTGCTTGTGTGTCCTCAGTGTTGGGATCCCGACCAGCCGCAGTTGCAGTTGGGTATGTACCCAGTTGATGACCCACAAGCAGTGCGTAACCCACGTACGGACTCAACTTACGTTACGGCAGGTATAAATACTGCTGGTAGTCCGACTAGTGGTTCACGGGACATTCAGTGGGGCTGGAACCCAGTAGGTGGGGCCAGTAATTTTGATGCCGCTTTGACGCCAAACTACTTGGTGGCAACGACATTTGTTGGTACAGTAACAATCACTTAGGAGTTAGTTATGAAAGATATGACACAAGACAAGAAGATGGTGAAGTCTGCCATTGGTAAACACGAGAAAAACATGCACCCCGGCAAAAAGCCTACAAAGCTTGCCAAGGGCGGTAAAACCAATGAGATGATGCTTCAGTATGGCCGTGGTTTGGCCAAAGTTGCTAATCAGCGCGGAGGCTAATCATGGCTAAATTCAGCAAAAAAGTTATGGGTAAAGAAGTTGGCGACGCCGCTACTTATGCTGCACCGCACAAAATGAATGGCAAAGCTCTGGTGATGTCGGAAAACCCCGGTAAGGACTCTAGCATTAGTAGCCTTAGCACCATGAGAATGAGCGTTGGTGTCATTAACAACGGTGAAAACCCAACTAAGACATCCGGTATTGTCACCCGTGGTAACGGCGCGGCAACCAAAGGTACGATTGCCCGTGGGCCAATGGCATAAAGCATGAATTACACTGAACTCAGCAACGCAATCCAAGCGTACACGGAGAACACGGAAGCAGATTTCGTGGCTAATATTCCCGTGTTTGTTACGCAGGCTGAGCAGCGTATTTACAACAGCGTTCAGTTCCCTTCTATTCGCAAGAACGTGACGGGGGCAATGACTATAAATAATAAGTACCTGCAATGCCCCACGGATTTCTTATCGGTATTTTCTTTGGCTGTTATTAAAGCGGATGGTACGTATGAATATCTGCTAAACAAAGACGTTAATTTTATTCGCCAAGCATACCCACTACCAACAGATACTGATATTCCAAGGTACTATGCTTTGTTTGGCCCACGTTCGGATAACGCAGCAGAGTTAACTTTTATTCTCGGCCCAACACCCAATGCGGCGTACAGTTCTGAATTGCATTACTATTTTTACCCGCCAAGCATTTCCGTAGCACCCTTCACTTCATGGCTTGGCGACAACTTTGACACGGTGTTGTTGTACGGTTCTTTGGTTGAGGCTTACACCTACATGAAAGGTGAGCAAGACATGATGGCGCTGTACAACGGTAAGTATCAAGAAGCGCTTGCGTTGGCTAAACGTCTTGGCGATGGGCTTGAGCGCGGTGATGCGTACCGTGATGGACAAACTAAACTACGGGTGACAACGTGAGCATTGTCCAAACCCAGACCACCAGCTTCAAGTTAGAGTTGTATTCGGGTGTTCATAACCTGTCTACAAATACTTTGAAGGTTGCTTTGTACACGGCTGCGGCTAATCTTAACGAAAGCACGACTGTTTACTCAGCAACCAACGAGGTAACTGGGACGGGCTATGTGGCCGGTGGGATAGCCTTAACAGGGGTCACAATCAGTTCATCTGAGTACACCGCCTTTGTTAATTTCAGCAATGCTGTGTTTAACGCTTCAGTGACCGCCCGGTGTGCTTTGATCTATAACGTAACGCAGGGTAATAAATCTATTGTAGTCCTAGATTTTGGTTCTGATAAAACCTCAAGTAACTTTACAATCGTGATGCCAGCAACATCGGCATCTTCTGCACTTATCAGGAGTTCAAATTGATTACCACAACAAAAGGTGATATGGACGAATCATTGCTTGAAAAGCGTGAAGGTTCATTGGATAATGACAACGAAACAACCACATGGGTGGAGTATTGGTTAGACGGCGAATTAGTTCACCGTTCCGTGCATGTACAGCTTAAACAGGCTGTTGTCAGTTTTGGTGAAACCGCTTCTTTTTAAGGAAATATCATGGCAAACACACAAGCAA